TCATGAAATTTTCAAGTATTGCAGGTCGTCTGTTGCCAACCTGTTGAGTCGTTCGCATGGCAGGGTTTGTACCAAGGTTGATGAATTTAAGCTTTGTATGCTTTGTCTCGGTTCCTTCGGTACTCCACCCCTGCCCGTACATCTTCCACCCGGTAACATTCATCGGTGTCCCGTCACAGAGGTATTCTCCTAGCGCCAGTTCCACGCGAAGGCCGGTGTTGCCTGCCCAAATGATCGCCGGACCGCTGTTTATCGCTGGATTATTGGTCGCTGCCCCCTTCCATTCCGGGTACACAGTGCCTCCCTTGGTGAGAATTACTGTGCCCGTACCGTCATAAATTAGATGTCTACCAGCGAGTGGTGTAGGCATGGATAGTTGTTTTCCACTTGCGACAGTTATTCTGCCGGCCGCAGTGACAGCAACTGTGCGGTCAGTGGTTTTGTTATTGATGGTCATCGGTTTCGACACAACTACTGTCTTGCCGGCAGTACTAGGCGAGGCTAACGCCGTGGAAAGATTTTTAAATCCACCGGCATCGACCCCCCAGGGGCCGCTGGTGTTGGTGGGGGCGGCCATGGCGGGCAGGGCAGTGATGATCAGGATCAACAGTGTCAATATTCCTTTTTTCATCGTTAAATCTCCTTTTATAGTTGTTTAAATAGTCTGCCAGTTGGCGCCGTCTTTGGCCAATTCGCAGCGGTCTCCGGGTGCCAGTTCCAGGATTGCATCGCCGTCGATGGTTTTGGCGTCGGTCGCGTCCAGCAGGGCAATGCCCTGACCGATGTTTTTTATGCGGTAACGCTTGAACGCGGCTACGGTGCCATAGACCGGCAGATGAAACGGCACGGTAGCCCCCTCGGCCGGGTTGACGAAAATCAGCCCGTGCGCTTTAGTCAGGGTGGTTTCGACGGCGAAGACGACCGGAGTGCCGAGCATCCCCATGATTTGGATGGCCTGGAGAAACTGAGTGTTGTCGGCTTCATCCAATACGATGCCAGCCGCCTCGATGATCGCGCATATCTCCCCCTGGACGGCATTCAGCCAGCGGTCGGTGATGTCGGTCGCCATGATTCCCAGGGGGACGTTTTCTTCGATAAAGAGATTGTCTACGGTGGCGCCGGGGCCGTCGATTTTATGCATTTAGATCCTCCTTGTGCCGTTACTGAAATATACAATGGTGTGAGCAGGAGCGTAGAGGCCGAGACACCCCAGTCCGCTCGGTACGGTAATCTTATTGACCGGATCGCCGGCCTTGGAGCCGGCATGAAGATGGCTGACGACCACATCCGGATGATGGATGTGCCAGATGAAGCGGCCAAGGGCCGAATAGCAGGGGTCGCCCGCCTTGCTTTTGCCGGCACGCAGCGGACGGCCTTCCTTGATGGTTATGGTCAAACCGAGACCCGCCGCCAGATCGATGAAAAAATCGGGAGACTGGCCGCCCAGCAGGATCAGCTTGGCCACCAGAGCGGCCCGCCTCTGATCGACGCTCTGCGCCTCGGTGACGCATGGCGACGGCAGGGCGGCGACCCGTTCCCACTCGGGGAGCAGTTCGGAGGTGGTGCGCGGGTCGGCTTCCTCGACCAGGTCGTCGGCACGGGCGTCGATACGGGCCAGCTCCTCGGCCAGCGACTCCAGGGTGAGGGTGAGTCCGGCATCAGCGTCGCGCGGCCAGGCGGATCCGGTGGGGAGCAGCGCCTGCAGCTGCAGCAGGTATTCGGCGGCGGTCATCCCCATGCGATGGCTCCGAGGGTAGTAATTTCGCCCCTGGCGGGGAGAAAGTTGTTGATCGGCGCTAGCAGTTTATGGTCGGTCTCCTCGGCGGCGACGCTGATCGCCTCGTTGATCCAGGAGAGCAGGATGCCTCCGGAGGGCTGCGCCTCGCGGCGGAACATGTCGGCCAACTCGGCGGCAACGTTGACGCGGATTGCCGCCGTGTCCGGAAGCAGCCGGATGGCCAGATCCAGCGGCCGCAATACCGGGGCAAAGACATACACCTCGGCGGTAACCGGCCGGCCGGTCTTTTTGCCGGTCTGCACGTCGGTATGCAGTTCGATGTGGGCGGCAACCTCGGCAACCTTGGCGGGCTCCGGCAGGATGGAACCGGCCTGATCGTCCATGACGAAGGTGACGCCGACAGTGCCGCGCCCCAGCCAGTTGGGCAGGCACCAGGCGCGGGTAACGCCGGCGATCTCCAAAGCCCAGTCCACATAATCGATATCGGCGCCGCCGTGGGGCGGGTTCTGGATCCGGCGCAACAGCCTGGTCAGCAGGTTCTTGTCCGCCTCGGCGTCGATGCCGCCCAGGATGGTGCCGGCAACGGCGTCACTGTCGACACCGTCGATGGGATTGACCAGGGTCAGCTGGCTACCGGCGACGGCGTTGCCGGTCTCTCCGGCCTCCGCAGCGAGCAGTTCCGGAGTGGCGCTGCCGGCGGCAATCTCCACGTCGGCGACGGTGGTATAGATGATGCCGTCGGCCCGCTGCAGTTCGCTGCCGGCCGGGATGATCCGGCCGTCGATGCCGGTGACGGTCGCCGGTCCGCTTGCCGGGGCGGCAACCTTGCGGAAGACCCCCCAGAAAGAGGCCCAGCGCTCCAGGTACTCCTGTTCAGCGGTGTCCGGCATCAGCTGGGCGGCCAGATAGTCGAGGCGGCCATAGAGTCCATGGGCGGCGCCGCCGTGGACGGTGGCCAGCACGTTGGTGTTGGAGCGGCGCAGCAGCGCATCGCTGCCTGCCAGGCGGCTGTTGAGGTCGGCGGCGGCCCGCTCTTTAAGTTCCAGCAATGTGGGTCTGTTGAATGACACTTAAAGCCTCCTTAAACGTTGCGGCCTTGCCAGAAGTAATCGAAGCGGTATCGGGCCGGTGGCGCGTCGTTGCGGTAGATCAGGATCTCCAGGCCGAGCATGCCCTGGGCGATCACGCTGGCCGTCACGTCGACCCGGCCGGCGATGCCATCCTCGATCAACCAGGCCAGCGCCTCGGCGGCGTATTCCTCCGCCCTGGCGACGACCTGCGGTAGCTGCTTCTCGCGGGAGAGCAGCCAGAGCCGGGAGCCGATCTTGTCTCCCTCGGTGACGGCATAGGTGTCGCCCCACCAGCCGCGGCGGCTCTCTCCGGCCGTCAGGTCGCCGTCCTCGGCGCGGCGATCGCTGAACAGGCTGATGATGATGGCGGTGTCGAGGCCGCTGTCCTCGGCGAGGCCGGGTGACAGAATCTGCCAGTCGCCGGCAAAATCCTTATAGAGGGTCTTGATGTCGGCCATTATATCCCCTGTCTTGTCACAGGCATGTGCATGTTCCGGCGGCATCAACAACCGTAGAACAATAGCCAAGTGTTGTAGCCGTTTTCCAGCAAATTGCCTTGCCGGACGACCCGCCTGCCGTCTGGATTAATGATGTAGTGGATACCGAGCCTATATGCGCCGCCGCACCTGTGGCCTGGTTGATGGTCAAGGCATTTACGAGAGTTGCCGCCGCTCCTGCGCCGCTGACGTTGTTTGGCGCGACTACGAAATACTGCAATCCGCCTGAGCGATAAATGCCGAAACCTTCCCCGTTGCCGCGATATTTCCAGCCGCCTGAATAATAGAGGTTGTTGAAAAACCCAGCGGTGTACGTCACCTCCACATTGGTAGTTATTGCGCCGGAAAATCCCGGAGTTGTTATCGTCGGGGAGATATCCATCACAAACTTACTGCCGGTACCAGTCTGGGAAGCCACTGATGAAGCCGCTGTCACATCGCCGGAACCGTCAAAAGATGGTGCGGTGTAGGTAATCGGGCCGGTAATTGCTATGGTGCGACCTGTAGCCAGTTTGGTTGCAGTCCCTGCATTGCCGGATATCGTTGTCTGGTCGCCGGTATTGGTGCCTGACACCAGATCAAGTGCAGCACGATTTGTGTGGGCAATATCGCCGTGGGCAAACGCGGCGATATGAGCAGTGTCGGCTGCAGCGGCAACACCGATAGCCTCTTTAGTGTCATCAATTATTGTAATATTGGCCGAACCGTTGAAGCTTACTCCGTTGATCGTGCGCGCCGTGGTCAATGTGGCGGCGCTGCCGGTGGTGTTGGCGGCATTGGCGGGAATATCCCCCGAGGCAAGAGCTGTGTGTTTCCACCCAGTACCGTCGTTGCGGAGGAAATCACCCGTCGCGGGAGCCGTCGCGTCTACCGCCACACCCTGAATTTTAACGACGGTCAGGGCTGTTGATCCAGTGGCATCGCCCGTATGCGTGGCGTTTGATACCAAGCCGCTGTACAGGGTGTTAACAGCATTATCCCCGGTGTTGCTGCCGCTCAGGGTGGTAATGCCCAGCGCGGTTTTGATCGTGGTTACGGTTTCGGCCGGGGCGGCGGCCAGAGCATCGGCGGCAAAGGTGGCGAGGGTTTTGTCCCCGCGCAGATATTGGGCGGTTGTTCCGCCGGTGATGACCGGCTCTTTGGTGGCGTCGGCGACCGTGATATTGGCGGTACCGTCGAAGGAAACGCCGTTGATGGTGCGCGCGGTGGTCAGTGTGGCGGCGCTACCGGTGGTATTGGCGGCATTGGCGGGAATATCCCCCGAGGCAAGAGCTGTGTGTTTCCACCCGGTGCCGTCGTGCCGAAGAAAATCACCCGTCGCGGGAGCCGTCGCGTCTACAGTCACGCCCTGAATTTTAACGACGGTCAGGGCTGTTGATCCAGTGGCATCGCCGGTATGCGTGGCGTTTGATACCAAGCCGCTATAGAGAGAGTTGACGGCGTTATCC